CAAGGACTACTACGAACCCTACAAAAAGAATCGAGCAGTGGCCAGAGCTGCCCTGACCGAGGCTCAAGCTGAAGAAGATCGACTGTTTTGGGAGACATTTGATGCACTTAAAGTTTTTATCCAGACGAAAACGAATTGCACTGTACTACAACACCCGTCGTTGGAAGCTGATGATCTCATCGCTGGTTTCATCGCCGGTCATCCAGCAGATCATCATACTATTATTAGCAGTGATACTGACTACTACCAACTCCTGGCGGAAAATGTAAATCAATATAACGGCATCACCGATGAACTGCACACGCTAGAAGGCATCTTTGACAAGCGTGGCCAAGTGGTCATTGATAAGAAAACCAAAGAACCCAAAAAGATTCCTGATCCCAAATTCATTTTATTTGAAAAGTGCATGCGCGGTGATCCACTGATAATATTTTCAGTGCTTATCCTGGTGTGCGTACTCGAGGCACCAAAAACAAGGTGGGATTAGAAGAAGCATATGCCGACAAGGATAAGAAGGGCTATAGCTGGAACAATCTCATGCTGCAACGCTGGACTGACCATAACGGTCAAGAGCATCGTGTGTTGGACGATTATGAGCGCAATCGCACACTGGTGGATTTGACTGCTCAGCCCGACCATATTAAAATTATGATTGCGGAGACCATTGCCAATGCCAGCATGCCAAAAAATGCATCTATGATTGGTGCACAATTTTTGAAATTCTGCGGCAAATATGATCTGATTAAACTTAGCGAAAATGCCAACAACATTGCAGAATGGCTAGGCGCAAGTTATCCAGATAACGCACTCAAACAAACAGCCTAACGGAGACTAAATTGGCAAAATATCTATCAACAAAAACATATGGCACTGATCGAGGCCTATCATGCTGTTTTAGACAATGGCGCAGTACACACAGTCATTGCAGTCTACTACATGGCTACAGTATCGGCATTAAATTGATTTTTGAAAGTGAAACACTGGATGATCGAAACTGGGTCATGGATTTTGGCGGTCTGAAAGCATTTAAGGAATGGGCAGACTGGCAGTTTGATCACACGCTGGTGGTTGCCCTAGACGACCCACATCTGGACAAGTTTCTGGAACTGGCCAAGTTGGGCCTGCAAGATCAAGGCGGCATCTGTGACCTACGTATTGTGCCAGCAGTGGGCTGCGAAAAGTTTGCTGAACTGACATATCGCACCATGGCAGAAATTCTAGAAGCATATCATGAAGGGCGCAGTTGGACACATCCGGACGGTCGAGTATTTGAAGCTAGATATCCAGTGGGTGCTGGCGTTAGACTGCGTTCAGCAGAAGTGTTCGAGCATGCTGGTAATTCGGCCATATACGAAGGATAATCAATGACTCTGCTAGCCAAACCCGTTGTTAAAAATCGCTGTTGGGTAGTTGAGAAAGATGGAGAAAAATATGGATCTATCTTGGCCAACGACTACGAAGTTGTTCTAGTGCACGGTGGTCAGAGAGAGCGATTCCCTAACCTCAAAATGCTGAAAGATCGGTATAACATCGTCCTAGATTCGGTAGGTGCCAACAAAACATCGAAGCTCGTGCATTCAGATGTGTATGGATACCCGTGTCAAGGCAAAGCCCACAATATCTTGTGGGAAGTTCAAAAAAAGTTGCCCATCTATACTCAAGAGGATAATTCAAAAAGTTTTTACTGTGCTGGATATTACATGGTAAAATTAAATAATGTTTGGTCCGAGGCATTTTGTCCCAAGCTGATCACATTGAATCGTTATCCCTATCGGGGCCCGTTTAAGACTTGCGAGCAGATGCAACAAGCTCTATTAGAACATCAAAAGGAAAATCATGGAATCTCAGTTTAGTTTGCACATCAAGGCATTCAATAATCGTGTCAAAGTAATGAATCAAACCAATGCCAGAGATCTGACCCTGACCAAACTTGAAGCACAAAATTTGCAAGCAGACATTTTTGAATTGCTGACACAAATTGCTGAACTTACCAAGATTCAAGAACAACAACAGGCGGATGCTGCCATCAATGTTGAATTTGACGGCGGAAATTTTTAATACACGTAGTTAATTAGTTTACCCGGCATAAATAATGTGTAAGGATAGATACACATTATGTCAAGACCCAAACCAACAGTATTAATCGAGCACGTAAACAAGTCAAATTACAAGAGCGATCAGATCCTCAGCAGTGAAGGCATTTGGGCAGTTTTCTATGACCAGCAGCCCATCAATCTCAAAACACAGAACATATTAGTGTCTTATCCTGGTCCCAAATACAAGAAAACCAGTTTCAGTAACCCTGGACACGCCATTAATCTTGCTAAGAAGCTCAACACACTGTTCAAAACTGACAAGTTCACGGTGGTACTGCTCAAACAGGGCGATCAAATTTATCCCTGATCATGGCACGTGATTCCAATTGTCCACAAAACATTTGGCAAGCAAGATTTCATGCTCATGGACTGAACCCTTTCGTATCTGACAAGAACACCCTAACATATCAAAGATTGGATCAGCCGCAGCATTGGTGGTACAATCCTTTAAATCCCCACAGACTTAGACTCACAGCGGTGGCTCACAACATTTTAAGAAAAAATAATGCAATACCCAGTTATAAATTCAATTTGTATCAACGAATATTGCCCAAAACTCTGCTGCAATTAGAACGACATTTTACAGGGCCGTATTTTATTATTTCACCCAATGCCATAGTGCTGTATGGCGAAACTGAAGTCATGATGTTGGCTTTGCATGGCAATAATTTACAGCAGTATTTAGACAATTTAACTGAATAATTTTAGGAGATGAATTATGTTTATTGAGTATGTTTTGTGTTATGCAGAAAGTTTTACTTTGGGTGCTGCGTTTGGCGGCGCAGTTGTTTGGTATTTGCACCACCTCAAAGCTCAAGGCAAGCTCTAGTCAATCGCATAAAAAATAGGTCTTAGACCTATTTTTGTTGACTTGATTGATAGTAGGTAGTATAGTTACATTTACAAAGTAATCCTGCTTTGTGACCCGGTCAAGAGAAGACCACATTCAATGGGCAAGAGAAGCCCGCGAAAGGAAAATTAACTATGACGACCAAAACTCACGCTCAACTTGTCAACGAGCGTTATCTCAAATCCGACAGCCATTTTGTTTCATTGCAAGAACGACTCAGCGAAGCACTTAAATCTGCTCCGGTGTTTGTAAACATGCTGACCGCAGTGGTAGAGGAATACAAACGTCGAAATAAAAATTGGTCCAATTTCACGGATCTTAAATTGTGCAAGGCAATCCAAGTGCCCATGGACAAGATCCTAATCGATACCACCATGCAACGCAGTCTTAATCTGCGTCACATTCTTAATATTCTTCAACACTTCCGTAGCACAATGGTCATGGCTATTCAAGTCTACGAAGACGAAAACAAGCCCGGCTATTACATTGCCTGGGACGGGCAACACACTGCCATTGCATTGTACATCATTCTTACCAAAGTATTTGGCGAACAAATGGCCAAGGCCATGATTCCCGTTGTTGTTTACAATGTCAAACACAAGCTGGAAATTCGTCGTAACTTTATTTTGCTCAACGGCGATGCCAAAGAAGAATTGGATTTTATCGACAAGTACATTCAGATGGTGTTTGGTGTCAAGATTGATAAAGCAGACGATCAAGAATGGGTTGATACTGCATTGAAAAACGACTATCTTTCGGCAGCGGGTCTGTTTGCAACACACGCCAAATTTGGCGATGAAGATCAACCAGGCGCGTTTACCTTGCTGGCTGACACATTGATGAGCAAGAGTTTGAAGACACGCAAGCATCCAGAAGTTACTCGTATGTTTGCACAATACTGGAGTTACTTGAGCCAACAACGTCCTGTGGAACCCAAGGAAGCTCGCCAATTGTACGAGTACTTTAACCTGTGCTACGAACAAAGCATCAACGTCGACGACAAATATTTGCTAGAGTTTGTACAGTTTACCAAAGATAATTTTGGTGGAGACTTTGGTCCCAATGGCCCGTTCTGGGACAAGGTTCGGTTGGCATATGAATCTTGGTATCGTAAAGCCAACGAACACAGCACCGATGTCGATAAAAACGGTGACGTTATTGTCCGTGGATTTACAACAGAAATGCGTACAGGTATTCCTTTCTTGATTGCACAACTCAAGAAGAGCACCAGTCTAGCTGTTCCTACATACTCCGCCAACAATGGTTTCACTGTTGCTAAAAAGGATTTGTGGTAATCATGACTAAGTTACGTGATCCAAGTAAAGACAAACTCAAGAGTGCTGGTATTCTTAAAGAACAAGTTCGACTAAACCGTGTCTGTTGTACTGATGGATGTACGAATTTGTTGTCTATGTTTGAAGGCCCCGGCAGCGATGTATTGTGCCGAGATCATCAACTTAAACTGGTCGAGTATGGTGGCCCAGGCAGAATTGATAGATTGCACACTCTGCATCGTAAGTGGGTGTGTGACGATTGCGGTGTAGATGTATCAGAACAGGTCAATTTGAAATATCCTGCATTAGAGACAGCTAATCCTGTACTGTTTAACAGACTGTGCCGCAATCGTATTATTGGGGACCATCAAATTAGACAAGCAGATGGCGGCGATGATTCAGAAGAGAACATCCGATCACTGTGTCTAAACTGCAACTCTGATAAGACAATCTTAAGTGAAGATTGGCGAAGAGGTAGTGTTTAAAATTTTCTTATGATTGTTGACATACCAGTCACATCGCTGCATAATAGCAGTGATGTAACCAACACCAAGTCAACGAAATGAGAACACTGGCCAAATTGAATGACCGATTGGTGGAAATCCACGCGGTGAGAGATCGCGTGGAGTTTTCTCAAGAGTCGGGGTGGATCCTAATCACCACCGAAGTTGGTCAGGACCCCTGCCGGCAGATGAACTTCCGGTGGATTCCTGCCAGCACTCGATTTGAGTGGGTGCGAGAGTCGGCATTCTGAGCTTGACAACTCGACCAAAAGATGGCATAATGACAAT